TACTACAGGCTATAACGATTGTATTATAAACGCTAATAATCTCATTTCTTACAATAATGGATCTTCTGGTATTATTCTTCTAGCTAACGAAGATGCAAGTTGGACAACTCAAGTATTTTTTAATTTGACTAATGTTGATAGCAGGGAAAATTCCACTGCTGCAGGTATTTACGTAGACAGCGATAACCCCAACTACCGGGCTAAGATAAATCTTACAAACGTAAATGTTCAGGATAATGATGATGGAATTCAATTTAATGGGCATTCCGACATATTATTGACAAATTGTAGATCTTACAATAATACCCGTTATGGTATTAGAGTGGGCGCGGATTCAAATTGTAGAATTATAGGAGGCCGTTTCACTCACTCTGACTTAAATATTCTGTGCTACGATAAGCTCTTTATTTCTGGGGCTATTATTTCGCACGCTACCGGGACAGATAATCTTGTTTTTCAAACAAATTCAGATTTTTCAGAAGTGATTGATTGTTTTTTTGATGCAAGCGGGACTACCAGTAACATAGCAATTGCTTCAGGCATAAATGATGTAGTAATTCGCGGGGGTCGAATGATAAATAAAGGCCTCTACAACATTACCACAGGAGGCCAGAGAACAATTATTGACAGTGTGAGATTTCGTCAAGATTCTTCTGATGGAGCAACCTCTGCTTCAAGATCCGTGCGTATTACGGCTGGCGCGACAAACTGCTATCTTCTTGATAATTACTATAACGAAGTCACGGTAGGCGGGAATTTACAGAACTTTGAGGCAGCTACGACAACAGAGAGACTATTGTAGTTAAATGGTGATTAAAAAATCCAGAAAAGAGTATATAGAATATATACTTAATTCTGATATTGACCCTCGTCAGAAAAAAGCTCTTCAGCGTTTGTCAGATAAAGACTGGCAGATACGAGAGCTTGCAGAGTCAGACTTAGAAACCTTTATACGACTTGTGGCACCTCACAATGTTATGGGCGCTGTACACCAAGAGATGTGTGCGTGGTGGCAAAGACAAGAGGCTTTAAGTCATCAGCTTGTTCTTCTTCCCCGCGACCACGGTAAAAGCCGTTATGTAGCTTATCGAGTTTGTCATAGAATTATTCTGCAACCTGATATCCGTTTTCTTTACATCTCTTCCACTAGTAATCTTGCCGAGAAGCAGCTTGGTTTTATTAAGGACGTGCTAACCAGTCCAACTGTCAACCGTTACTGGCCCGAGTATGTCCACCCTGATGAGGGCAAACGTAAAAAGTGGTCAGCCGGTGAAATTATGGTTGATCACCCTAAACGAGCTGAAGAGGGCGTCCGAGACCCTACTGTCTTTACAGGAGGTCTAACAACAGGGTTGACTGGAATGCACTGTGATGTTGCTGTTCTAGATGACGTTGTGGTCTACGAAAATGCCTACACAGAAGAAGGACGTAAAAGAGTTCATAGCCAGTATTCTCTTCTTTCGTCTATTGAAGGGGGCGACGCTGAAGAGTGGGTTGTAGGAACTCGGTACCACCCTCTTGATCTTTATGGTGAAATGATTTCAATTGAATATGAGATCTTTGACGAGATTGGAAATATTATTGATAAAAAGCCTGTCTATGAAGTCTTTGAGAAAGTTGTAGAAGACGTCGGAGACGGAACAGGACAATTCTTGTGGCCGCGTCAAATGCGAAAAGATGGTAAATGGTTTGGCTTTGACCGAGCTATCCTTGCTAAAAAGCGTGCTAAGTACCTTGATCAAACACAGTTTCGAGCACAATACTATAATGATCCAAACAGTGGTGAAGGTGTCGGAATTGACAGGTCTTGTTTTCAATACTACGACGAACAGTTCTTAAAGCAAGACAGAGGGCACTGGGTGTACCGTGGAGAGCGTTTAAATGTTATTGCGGCTATGGACCTATCCTACTCTGTTTCTGCGCGCTCAGACTACACTGCAATCGTTGTATTAGGTATTGACCCAGATCGGTTCTATTATGTCCTAGATGTCATACGTTTTAAAACTGACAGTATCCGTGAATATTACCTTCAATTGCTAGATGCATATAAAAAATGGAGCTTCCGTAAAGTCATAGCGGAGACTACAGCAGCCCAGCAGGCCATTGTAAAAGAGCTTAAGCAAGAGTATCTACGTCCAAATGGCATTATGCTAAGTGTACAAGAGGTTAAACCCAACCGACACCAAGGGACAAAAGAAGAGCGTATGGCGGCTGTCCTTGAGCCTGTATATACAAATATGGCAGTTTGGCACAGACGTTCTGGCAACTCTCAGGTTCTCGAAGATGAACTTGTCTTGCAGTTTCCCCCTCACGACGACTGCAAAGACGCTCTTGCAAATGCAATTGAACATATCACCCCACCTACAGCCCGACGTAACAAAGACCCACGAGGGGAGAATGTTTTGACCTTTCATCCCCGTTTTGGAGGAATAATGTAAATGCCCCGTAGTCGTTCAGTCAGTTTTGAAGACTTTGCATCTCCCCACATGCTAGCCACAGATATTGCTGAAAAGCATACACACTGGAGAAATATGAGATCTGGGTGGTTAGAGACAACAAAAGAAGCCCGAGATTATATTTTTGCTACAGACACTAGAAGCACATCCGCCGGGAATTTAGGCTGGCGCAATAGCACACACGTCCCTAAAATCTGCCAAATACGGGACAACCTACATGCCAACTATATGGCAACACTTTTTCCGAATGAAAAATCTTTTATCTTTGAGGCAGATGACCCAGAAAGCAATTTACCTTCTAAACGTGCCTCGGTAGAAGCCTATATGAAAAATAAGACCCGACTGGGAAATTTCCGAGAAGAGATCGAGAAGTGTGTTCTAGACTGGATTGATTATGGCAATTCTTTTGCTGAGGTCGAGTTCGTTAATGAAAATGACCCTATGAAGCCAACGTCTCGTTTTGTAGGTCCAAAGGTAAGACGAATATCGCCTCTTGATATCACGTTTGATCCTACGTGTACTGACTTTTTAAAGACTCCAAAAATTAAACGAGAACTTACAACTCTTGGAGACCTTCAAGCCACTGTTGAGGATTACCCAGAAATGGGCTATCTGCAAGAGGCTATTGATAGTTCAGTGGAATTACGTAACCGCATTAAGGGAGCAAGTAAAGGCTCGTTTGATGTTAAAAAGAATGCAGCTTTTCAAGCAGACGGATTTGATTCTTTTAGTACTTATTTTGACTCTGAGTTTGTGGAGCTTCTACATTTCTACGGAGACATCTGGGATAGAGAAACAAACTCTCTGTTTAGAAATCAACACATTGTTGTTATTGATCGTGCTTTTATTATTCATCAGTCTGAACATCCTTCTTGGCATGGAAGACCTCCAATTCATCATGCGGGATGGAGAGTACGGCCAGATAATCTTTATGCTATGGGTCCTTTAGATAATCTTATCGGGATGCAGTATCGGATCGACCACCTTGAAAATGCTAAGTCAGATGCTCTGGATATGATCCTTTTCCCAGTCCTAAAGATCAAAGGACTGGTAGAAGATTTTGAGTATGGCCCAAATGAGCGTATCTATGTAGGGGACGACGGGGATGTAGCCTTTATGAACCCTGATGCATCTGTCTTGCAAATGGATGCACAAATTGCTCAATATATGCAACTTATGGAAGAAATGGCAGGCGCTCCTCGACAAGCTATGGGCCTTAGGACTCCCGGAGAAAAGACCAAGTTTGAAGTACAGGTCCTTGAAAACGGGGCTAACCGGGTCTTTGTCAATAAAATTTCACACTTTGAAAGTATCTTTCTTGAGCCGATATTGAATGACATGCTAGAAGTCGGTCGTCGTAACTTTATAGGTTCTGAACAAGTTAGTGTGACTGATAGTGATTTTAATTTTATGAGTTTCCTCAAGATCTCACCAGAAGACATTAAAGCCTCTGGCAACATTAGAGCTGTCGGTGCCCGCAGGTTTGCACACAAAGCTAACATCCTTCAGAACCTTGTCCAATTTAGTAATACTCCGCTAGGCCAAGACCAAGGAGTTCGTCGTCATATGTCTGGATATAAACTTGCCCGAATGGTAGAAAACCTTCTAGAGGTCGAAGAGTATGACATCATTGAAAAAGAAATAGCTATCTTTGAAGAGGCTGATGCAGCTCGTGCATCTCAAGGTGCTCAGCAGCAACTTATGGAAGAAGAATCCGTAAATCCGGCTGAAGCGTTAGGACTTTAATATGAATAGCCATTGGGCAAAAGTCTGTGAAGACGAAAATGAACGAGAGTCTCTAAAAAAATATTTAGAAAATAGCAATTTTTTACTTGACAAGTTAACAAAAATATGCTATAATATTATGGAAGACTCCGAACGTGTGTCAAAAAAGAATTACAACTCCCCCGGCTGGGCCTATGAGCAAGCCCACAGAAATGGTGAAGTTGATTCAATCAAAAAAATATTAGAAATCATAGGAAGGACATAACCGTGTCTGATGTATTTGATGCTGGCGAGAAAACCCCTCAAAAGCCCTTTCAGGACCCTAACCAAGTCGGTCTTGATCAAATTGTGGGAGAAGGAAAGAAGTTTTCTTCTGTCGAAGATTTAGTAAAATCGTATGCCCACGCACAAAACCATATTACTGATCTTGAGCGGACTCAGGAACAGTTACGTGGTGAAGTAGTAGATTCTACTTCAATTAAAGAAATGCTTGCAAAGCTAGAACATAAAGATGTCCCTAATAGTGGTGAACCAGAGATCTCTGAGGAACCTGAAGTTTTATCTTCCCCTCAAGCTGAGCAAGTTGATATTGAAACTAAAATAGCGAAAGCTATCGAAGATTCAAAAGCTCAGGACAAAGCGCAAGTAAATGCTGATAAGGTACGAAATGCACTTGTCCAAACCTTCGGGAACGAGGAAGCAGCAAAAGATGCATTCCTTCAGAAAGC